ATGAATACATAACTCATATATCCACCTAACAAACTAGCTAAGATTATGTTAGTCCAACCCCAATTTTTAATGAATTGTTTTATTTTTTTCATTATCCCTCACAAGCTAGACAATCAGCTTCTGGTATGATTGTTATTTCTATTTTTTTTGATACTAACTCAGCACGTTTAATTGCTTCTGAACGACAGTAATACAAAGTTTTTAACTTCTTCTTCCATGCTAACATATGTATGTCATGTAATTCTTTTATGTTAACATCAGCAGGTACAAATACATTAACTGATTGTCCTTGACAAATGTATTGCTGTCTGTCTGCCGCATGTTCAATTATCCATTGCTGATTAATTTCAATTGCTGTTTTAAATATATCTTTTTCATTATCAGATAATTCTTTTAAATGTAAAACAGACCCTCTGTTTGCTAAAATAGAAGTCCATGTTTTTTCATTGTTAATACCTTTTTTCTCTAATAATTTTTCAAGATATTTATTCTTAACTAAGAATGAACCAGACATAGTTTTTTGTACATATGCGTTTGCTCTGTATGGTTCGATTGATGGTGATGTCGTTCCACAAATAATAGAACTAGAAGCATTAGGTGCGATAGCTAATAAGTGTGCATTACGCATGCCTGTACCTTCCATATCAGGCGCTTCACCTCTTTTGACTGCTAGTCTTTTACTTTCTTCTACAGCTTGTTCTTTAATTGTTTTAAATATTTTCATGTTTAATGATTTAGCAAGCGCACCTTCAAAAGGTATTCCTCTGGATTGTAAATAAGCATGAAAACCCATAGCACCTAAACCAATACTACGTTCATTGTTTGCACTAAACTTAGCTCTAAACAGTTCATCAGGTGCTTTATCAATAAAGTATTGTAACACATTATCTAAGAACCTAACTAAATCAGGTATAAATAAACTATTGTTTTTCCATTCATCATATTTTTCTAAATTAACAGAAGACAGACAACAAACTGCTGTTCTATTTTCATCAGTAGCAAGTGTTATCTCTGTACATAAATTAGAATGATTTACTTTTAATCCTAATTTCTTTTGTGTTTCAGGCAATGCTTCATTAACTGTATCAATAAATGAAACATACGGCTCACCAGTGGCAACTCTTGTTTCTAATATTTTTAGCCACAAATTTCTTGCTGATACTGTACGTACTACTGCTTTTGTATGTGGGTCAATTAAATTCCAACTGTCATCATAGGTAGGTTCTTTAATACAATTATCTATTAACTGCATAAACTCATCAGAAATATTTACACCATGATGTAGGTTAAGACATTTTCTATGTATGTCACCACCACTAGGTTTTCTCATTTCTAAAAATTCTATTATCTCTGGATGTGATATATCCATGTACGCCGCATAACTTCCACGTCTTGTTTTACCTTGTGAGAACGCAAGTATCTCACTGTCAACTACGTGTAAAAAAGGTATTGAACCTGAAGACTGTGAGCCACCAGAAGTTTGTGTTCCATCACTTCTTACATGTCCCCAGTAACCACCAATACCACCACCCACAGAAGCAAGCCAAGCGTTCTCTGTGTAATGTCCTGTTAATCCTTCTCTACTGTCACCAACATAATTTAAAAAACATGAAATAGGCATGCCTCTTTTACTACCTGCATTAGACAACACAGGTGTAGAATACATAAACCAAAGTTTAGATGCATAATCATATATACGTTGTGCCATTTCATCATTATCTGAAAAAGCTTTTGCCGCTCGCATAAATCCTTCTTGCGGTGAAGTTTCTTCTGGTAACAAATATCTATCTTTTAATGTTGTCTTACCAAAATCAGTAAGTAAATTATCTCTTTCGTAATCTATCATATGTGTATTATCTCTAAATATTTTTCTCTATCTAATGTTAAATAATTAATATTAACTGGCTCAAATTTTTGTAAAGCGTCAAATACTGTTTGTTTTTTTAAATCACCACAAGTATAAACATCTAACTGAACTATAGCAGGTTTATCCTCATCCCATGAATGAAATGCAATGTGTGATGTTTCAATAGCTTGCAAACAAGTTAAACCTCTATTACCTTCTTTTTCAACATAAACAGCAACCATATCACCTAATGGTTTCATATTAATTTTATCAATTAAATTTCTCATCCATTGTTTAATAGTGTCAATTTGCATTGGTGGTTTTTTTACTGTAGCTCTTATAATAATATGTTTATGCTCCAACATCTTTAACCTCTTTTTGTATTATAAAATCAATATATTGTTTAGCTTTTTTTAAATCTTCTACACCACCTTTTTTACGCCATCTAGTAATATACTTAATAACATTTCCCTCACAAAAATTAAGACCATTTGATATAATGTAATCAATAGGTTCTATTTTATTTTCAGCATAATGTGGCGGTTCTTTAATTAAATCTGCCATAACTTTACCTCACCTGTTTTTTTATTGTATTCACCATGTCTTAAAATACGTGCAACTCTAGCTTGTTGTAAAGCTTCAGCTTCAGTATATCCTTTGTCAACATAAATCTTTTTGACAATTTTCCATAGGTCTAAAAGGGGAACGTTAGTGTATTTCTTAATAAGTTTTTCAGCAGTTTTTATACCTATACCTTCTATTCCATCATAACCATCAACTTTATCACCGGTTAATGTTTGTATCATAAACCAATAATCAGCTAATCTTTCTGGAATACGTTCAACAGTAAGACCGTCAGAAGACAAATTACATGGTACGGTTTTTAAATCTTTATCTATACTAACTACTATTCTATTTTCTTCAGTTGGTTCAGTTGCCATAATACCTAAAATATCATCAGCTTCTAAATTGTCCCAAATAACACCCTTATGTTTTTTAACAACATAATCTCTTAACTCTTTATAAACTAAAGGTTTTCTTTTTTCTTTTCTATTATCTTTATAAGTAGGTAACACATCTTTTCTAAAATTTTTACTATCAGTTAATGCAACAACATAATCATCAGCACCAAGACTAGCACCCAAATCATCTATAACTAAATCAACATCTGCTTTACAAATGTTTGCATTTGAATGTAATGTCCATAAACCATCACCCCAGTGTGTTTCAACTTCATTGTTCATGGCAATTTTGTATAACAAAATATCACCATCAATTAATAAAACTTTTTTTCTAATCATATTATCTCCTATATATTTAATTGAATTAAATCTTCTTTTGGAATTAAGTAACCTTTTGAAGTCATTGCATCCCCGCCATTTACAATTTTATATTTTTTAGTTTCAATTAATTTTTTTAATTTACTTAAATGTATAAATATTATAATTGGAAAATCATCTTGGCTTTGAGGTAAAACAAAACTCCAAAAATCAGCAGTGGTAACTTTTATTCCGCTATCTTTTCCCCTGCTTCTAAACTCTATAAAAACATTGCCAGTATCTTTACATAAGAAATCAGTTTTAGCTTCTAATTTAAATTCACCATTTAATATTTTTCTGATGTATTCTTCACCTTCTTTTCCTTTGTCTAAACAATATTTAAAATTACTTTTTAAATCATATTCTTTAGTCCACGTATCGTTAGTGTGTTTCACTCCAGTTGTCTCCTATTTTATATTCACCAGTTAGTGGAAGTCTTAAATTAAAATACTTACCAGTGTCTTCTATTGCTTTTATGGCTAATTGCCCAACTCTCTCAGCATCTTTTTCAAGACACTCTACTTGTATTTCATCATGTACCCAGACAACTTGCTGTGCTTTAGGTATATTTTTTATTACTTTATCAAACTCTACCAACCATCTTTTACAAACTAAAGCGCCGGAACTTTGTAATAAAGTATTAAGTGCGGCATGAGAAGAGCGAACTCTAATTTTTCTTTTATCAAGACCAATTAAATATCCACGTTCAGCCGCTTGTTGTACATCTTCAATTAATTTACTTAATGCAGGTAAATTATTTAAAAATCTTTTTTTAATTTTAGAAGCCTGAGGTATAGTTTTACCTGTTACTGAGGCTATCTTAGTTACTCCACCACCATATAAAAAACAGTAGTAAAATCTTTTGGCTAAGTCTCTGCTATCTAACCCTGCTAATGTTTGGGTTTCAGTATGTATGTCACCATCTAAAACTACTTTAGCATAGTTGCCGTTATCATACTTAGCCATATAGTGAGCCAACATTCTCACTTCTAAACCTGAGACATCAATGCCTACAAGTTTCTTACCAGTTGGAACCGTAAATAATGCTCTACATTCTTTACCATAAGGTACTGATACACTAGGTATCTGTGCCATGTTAGGATAAGAATGAGTTGCTCTTGCAGTTACTGTTGAATTAGTATTGCAAGTACCATGTATTTTATTATTCTTTTCATGCTTTAACCAAGCTTGAGCGCCAGTAGCTAATTGACCAATT